TGAGAAACTTAAGATCCTTGCCCACGACGAATCCGGGAAATGGGAGCGTCCAGACAACATCCTCAATAACTGGCGTGTCACGAAAACAACGTTAAGATTAGGTAGCAGAATAATTGGTAGATGCATGATGGGTTCAACATCCAATGCACTAGATAAAGGAGGGACTAATTTTAAAAAACTATATGATTCATCAAACGTCACAAATAGAAACCGTAATGGTCAGACTAACTCAGGACTATATAGTTTGTTCATACCTATGGAATGGAATTACGAAGGATACATCGATATGCATGGATTTCCTGTATTCGACACTCCAAAAAAACCCGTCGCCGGCATTGATGGATCCAAGATTCAGATCGGAGTTATCTCGCATTGGGAAAACGAAGTTGATGGTTTAAAAGATGATCAAGATAGTTTAAACGAATTTTATCGTCAGTTTCCACGAACAGAAAAACATGCTTTTAGAGATGAAGCAAAACAATCTTTATTTAATTTAACTAAGATTTATGAACAAATAGATTATAATGAAGATTTAAGAAATACAAATATTTTAACACAAGGTAGCTTTCAATGGGAAGGAGGGGTTAAAGATACAAGAGTCATGTTTTATCCTAATAAAAATGGAAGATTTTTAATATCATGGATTCCACCATCGCAGTTACAAAATAAATATTTAATTAAAAATGGTATAAAATATCCAGGTAACGATCATACTGGTGCGTTTGGCTGTGATTCTTATGATATATCAGGAACAGTAGACGGTAGAGGTTCAAATGGATCTCTTCATGGTTTAACTAAGTTTTCTATGGAGGATGTTCCTCCTAATAGTTTTTTTTTAGAATACATAGCAAGACCCCAAACTTCTGATATATTTTTTGAAGAAGTATTAATGGCTTTAGTTTTTTATGGTATGCCAATATTAGCTGAAAATAACAAACCAAGATTGTTATACTACTTAAAAAGAAGAGGATACAGGGGATATTCTATAAATAGACCAGACAAAACATATAATAAACTATCTGTAACAGAAAGAGAAATAGGTGGTATACCTAATTCAAGTGAAGATATAAAGCAAGCTCACGCAGCTGCTGTAGAGGATTATATAGAAAATTTTGTTGGTCAAGTAAACGAAGGATATGGAGACATGTATTTTCAAAGAACACTAGAAGATTGGGCTAAGTTTAATATAAATAACAGAACAAAACATGATGCGTCTATTAGTTCGGGGTTAGCAATAATGGCGTGTAATAAAAATAGATATGCACCATATGCTGAAAGGATAATATCAAAAGTCCCAGTTGGTATTAAAAGATATGACAATAAAGGGTACAATTCAAAAATAATGAAAATAAATGGTTAACATTAACTATAACAGCACTTTTCCAAATCAGGTAGTACCTGAAGAAGAGAAAAAAACCTACAAGTATGGTTTAGCCGTTGCGCAAGCTATAGAACACGAATGGTTTAGAAACAATAGTGGACAAAATAGATTTATTGATAATTTTCAAAATTTTAATAGATTAAGATTATATGCAAGAGGCGAACAGCCAATACAAAAATATAAAGATGAGTTGTCTATAAATGGAGATTTATCTTATTTAAATTTAGATTGGAAACCAGTACCTGTTTTAGCTAAGTTTGTAGATATAGTAGTTAATGGTATGACTGAAAAAGGTTATCAAATAAAAACTTTTGCTCAAGATCCTTTTGCTTTAAAACAAAAAACTCAATTTGCTCAAAATGCAATAAGAGATATAGAAAACAAAGAAGCTATAAATTCTTTACAATCTAAGCTAGGTCCTAATGCTAACTTATTTGCATCAGCTAATCCAGATAGTTTACCTGGAACAACAGAGGAATTAGATTTATATTTACAATTAAACTTTAAGCAAGCTGTTGAGATAGCTGAAGAAGAAGTTTTAGAAAACATATTACAATATAATAAATTTGATGAAAGTAAAAAAAGGTTAGCTCAAGATTTAACAATACTAGGTATAAGTTGTGTTAAAACAAGTTTTAATTTATCAGAAGGAGTTACAATTGATTATGTTAATCCAGCAAATATTGTTTATTCATACACTGATGATCCTAATTTTGAAGATATATATTATGTAGGAGAAGTTAAAAGTATGACTTTAGCTGAAGTTAAAAGACAATTTCCTAGTTTAACAGACCAAGAATTAGAAAAAATTCAAAAATACCCTGGTAGAAGTTCACATACAAGTAACTTCTGGGGTCAACAAACTCAAGATCAAGTACAAATTTTGTTCTTTGAATATAAAACGTATCACGATCAAGTATTTAAAATAAAACAAACTGAGCAAGGTTTAGAAAAAACTTTAGAAAAACCAGATACTTTTAATCCACCACCTAATGATAATTTTGAAAGAATATCAAGATCTATAGAGGTTTTATATTCTGGAGCTAAGGTTTTAGGTATGGGTAGTGAAATTTTAGAATGGAAGTTATGTGAAAATATGACTAGACCCTTTGCTGATACTACTAAGGTTAATATGAATTATGTAATTTCTGCACCTAGAATGTATCAAGGAAGAATAGATTCATTAGTAAGTAGAATAACTGGTTTTGCTGATATGATTCAAATTACTCATTTAAAATTACAACAAGTATTATCTCGTATTGTTCCAGATGGTGTTTATTTAGATGTTGATGGTTTAGCTGAAGTAGATTTAGGTAATGGAACAAACTATAATCCTCAGGAAGCATTAAACATGTATTTTCAAACTGGTAGTATAGTTGGTAGATCATTAACACAAGATGGGGATCCTAACAGGGGTAAAGTACCAATACAGGAACTACAAAGTTCTAATGGTATGTCTAAGGTTCAATCAATGATACAAACTTATCAATATTATTTACAAATGATAAGAGATGTCACTGGTCTTAATGAAGCTAGAGATGGAAGTTCACCAGATAAAAATGCGCTAGTAGGTTTACAAAAAATGGCTGCTGCTAATTCTAATACAGCAACTAGACACATATTACAATCATTAATGTATTCTACAGTTAGAACTTGTGAGAATATAAGTTTAAGAGTAGCTGATATGCTACAATTTCCAACAACTAAAGCATCGCTAATAGGTAGTATAAATGGATTTAATGTTGCTACATTGGGCGAAATAGAAAAACTTGCTCTTCATGATTTTGGTATATTTTTAGAATTAGAACCTGACGAAGAAGAAAAAGCACAACTAGAACAAAGTATACAAATAGCTCTTCAGCAAAAAACAATTGGGTTAGAAGATGCAATTGATTTAAGAGAGGTCAAAAACCTCAAGCTTGCTAATCAAATGCTTAAATTTAGACAAAAGAAAAAAGAAGAAAAAGACAGGGCTCAACAATTAGAAAATATACAGGCTCAAGCTCAAGCTAATTCTCAATCAGCTGAAAAAGCAGCTATGGCTGAAGTTCAAAAAAACCAAGCATTAGCAGAAACAGAAGTTCAAATAGAACAAGCTAAATCTCAGTTTGAAATTCAAAGAATGGAACAAGAGGTTATGAATAAAAAACAATTGATGGCTGAAGAGTTTAGTTATCAAATGCAATTAGCTCAAATGGAACAACAAGGCCAAAGACAAAAAGAACAATCAGTAGAAGATCGTAAAGACAATAGAGTGCAAATACAAGGTACACAACAAAGTGAACTTATAGACCAACGACAAAACAATTTATTACCTAAAAATTTTGAATCAAGTAATGATAGTTTAGATGGTTTTGGATTAGAGCAATTTAATCCTAGTTAATTATTATTAATTTTATATTATATTATGTCAAATCAAGAAACACAAATAAAAGAAAAAGAAGAGATTAAATTAGAAACTAAAAATCTTTCACCTACCAAAACAGAAGGTGAATTTAAAATAAAGTCTGCTAAAAAGATGAAAAATCTTGGAGAAAAATCAACTCCTAAAATAATAAAAGTAGATTTAACAAAAACAAAAGAAGATGCCATTCAAACACAGGAGACAAATGATAGCAATGTTGTTGTCAAAAAACTCGAAGACAGTAAAAACAGCGAAGGATTGGTTAAGGAAATACGGACCACCGAAGAAAAAGTAGAAGAAACATCTGATTCACCAATACAAGAAATAACTGATGAAGAAAGTAACATTGACGAGAGCGGAGTGGCAGGAAGCAATGAAATTACCCACGCCGTATCAGAACAAAAAGAAATACCAAAGGAAGTTGAAGCACAAAAACTACCTGAAAATATAGAAAAATTAATTAAATTCATGAAAGACACCGGTGGTGATGTGAACGATTATGCACGTTTAAACGCTGATTATACAAACATAGACAGTGAGTCTTTATTACATGAATATTACAAAACAGCTAAACCACATCTTAATGCAGAAGAAAGAGGATTTATAATTGAAGACTCTTTCCATTTTGATGAGGAATTAGATGAGGCAAGAGACATTCGTAAGAAAAAACTTGCCTATAAAGAAGAAGTTGCAAAAGCTAAAAACTATTTAGAGGGATTGAAAACAAAATATTACGACGAAATCAAGTTGAGACCCGGCGTAACTCAAGACCAACAAAAAGCTACAGATTTTTTCAACCGATTTAATGAGGAAAAAAAAGCAGGTGATGCTAGACACGTGGAGTTTATAGCCAAAACTAAATCGCTCCTTAACGATGATTTCAAAGGTTTTGATTTTAAAGTAGGGGACAAAAAATTTAGATATGGTATTAAAGATCCTTCAAGTGTTGCTGATAATCAAGGTGATATTTCTAATTTCATTAAGACGTTCTTAAATGATAAAGGAGAAATAGGAGATCACAAAGGTTATCACAAAGCTTTATATGCGGCCAAGAATGCTGATACAATAGCCCAACATTTTTATGATCAAGGTAAAACTGATTCAATAAAAGATCAATTAGCTAAGTCTAAAAATATAAGTACTCAACCTAGAAAAACATCTGAAGGTAATGTATTTGTTCAAGGTTTAAAAGTAAAAGCAATTAGTGGACTTGATTCTTCACAATTAAAAATCAAAAAAAAGAAATTTAACTAAAAAAATTAAAAAATGAGTTTAATACCACAATTTGGTACGATAGTACCTTCGCAAACACAACAATTATTAGCTAGTGCATATCTAGCTTTTGATGGTGCTGCTGGAGGTAACTTCGCACAACAATATCTACCTGAGTTATACGAACAAGAAGTAGAGCGTTATGGAAACAGAACGTTATCAGGCTTCTTACGTATGGTAGGGGCAGAAATGCCTATGACATCCGATCAAGTTATTTGGTCAGAACAAAACAGATTACACATAGCTTACAC